TCATATATTTATCAAGATCTTTTGGATTAATAATATGCTCTTGATGAACTTCTAAGAGCTCTGGGGAATAAATATCTGAGAGAGAAGAGATTGTTTGTTTTATTACAGAATCAATATAATTACGAAGCATTGCGTCTCTTTGCGAGAGCTTTGAACGAACTCCTTCTGCGTTTACTAATATTGTCCTAAAGTTAAAGGGCCTTTTAGATTCATCAGAAAGAAGTATTTGTATTTTATTATAAGTCTTATTGTAGGGTTGTATAGCATCCTTAAATTGACCTACATAAAGTCCTAATGGGTTACACTCTCTTTCAAAATCAAACTGGTTTAGTTGATTATTGTAAAGTTGGTAATTTGATAATTTTCTTTGGTAGGAAGAGTTATACTTATTCACAACTCCTTCATCTTGAGGAGAATATGACAGTATAGAATCTACCACATCCTTTGCCCACTTAAAGTTACTAGAAGCTTTACGTGAATAAGGAAGGCGTTGTTTTGGGAAGTTGTACATTGAATAGTCTGGTGTTGTTTACAAATAACCTATCAAAGTCCTTCTCAAATTGAGAAAGCTCCTTATCGGTTATGGATTTTTTGCGACTAAGATTGGATATTTCTTCTAGACCTAAAACACATCCTATTAACGAAGATACCCTATCAAAGTTGCCATCGAGGTTATAAGAGATTAATTCTTGTAATAATCCTATATCGGGTATTACATCTAAATTGCGTCTATTATCTCCTCTTTCTTCTAAGAGGAAAGAACGAACATATTGAAGTGCTTCTCATTTAACTTTATCGTTTGATAAGGGGTAACCATAAATAATCTGGGGCCCTGTATCATAAGAAGCTTTTTTATTAAAAATAGTAACTGGTTGTCTAGCCAAAAGATCTAGACGGCGTATTTTATCAAAGTAATCTTTTACGTTACCTACGTTATTCTCAAAGTATATTTTAGCATTACCATAAAACAAGGAGAGTTTGTATAACGTCTCATTAACTTGATTTTTACCTAGGTAAGGTCTACCTATATATGTAGCAACTATTTCTGAATATCCAACAGTGGAAGGATACTTGTTAGTCTTCATAACATAGACGGCAGCTAAAGATCCACCAGTTGAAGTATCATCTTTATAAGGGTCACAACCTATTATATAAGCTCCTTCTGGAACATGATCATCTACTAGTTTTGGGAATTCGTATATCATAACCGCTCCTTCTACATCATCTCCTTCGTAAGGAAATCTTGTTATAGCAGTTAGTTTAGTATTTATTTCGTAATTAACTCCATTATAAACTTTAGCGGCGGGATCAAAAAACAGAGTCACTTTATTAGAGTAATCCTCCATCTTTTGAGATTGCACTTCTGAAAGACGTCTTCTAAGTTCTGCTGTTGGGAATATATTAGCAGTCTTGGTTAAGAACATTTCTGAAGGAACTATTGGACGATATTGAAGCTCTTTATTTAAAGCTTCGGAACCGCCTGAATCTCCAGCCTTTTGTTTACGAACTGTTAAGAGAGCTTTTTTAGCTGCCTCTTCATTTGTAACTCAGTTCTCATCTTTATACTCATTAAGAACTTGATAAGCTGGGAGAAAGTATCCTATTTGACCCCTATGCTCCCATATATCTTCAAACGTTAAGATATCATATCTATTAGGTTCATAAAACATCTCAGCAGCATCAATAGTTCCTTTCTCCATATCACCACCAGTACCAATCATCATAAGCATACCTGTTTTCCTAAGACCGTTACGAAGGTTATCCACCGTATTTGTGTAAACCTGTTTTAAGTTAGAGAACATACCTATCTCTTCTAATACTAAAAGAAGAGGTCGAGTACCTTGAGCTGCAAATGGGTTAGCAGAAAAAGATCTATGCTTAATAGATGACTTAGATCCCGCAATTATCCAAGCTCCATTCTCACGTTTTTTATACTCAGCAACTATCTCTTTATTAACATCCCAAGACCCCCTGAATCTTTTAGAAAAAGGAGCTGGATAGGTCCTGTCAAAAGTAGATATTTTACCGGGAAGCCAATCAAATGCATCCCTTGTTTTTTTAAGTAGATCTGCTGATTTATCTGACTTTTCAGCACCAACTAATATCTCAGCTGGGGAGGGATACTTTATACTTTCTTCATTATAATAAGTAGCTCCATCAAAAAGATAGTTGTGTGCTATAAGTCCTGATACCTGATAAGACTTACCAGACTCTCGAGATCCAAGTAGCATAAAATTCTGTAGATTATTCTCAAACAAAGGAGCACCTAAGGGATAATCATAGGTTTGGAATAAAGCCTTTCGCGCGGGAATGTAAGTTTTACGAGAACCTGTGGAGGATATAGTATTTGGATAATACTTTAATAAGGTATCATCATCTATATCTGTTAAAAGTATTCTATGAGAGGAGTATTCATCATCGTCTTTAAAGCCAGAGAATCCACGGGCTTCAGTGTAATAATTAAAAAAGTTATATTCTACATCCCTGAGTCAAGGTCTACCAAAAGACTTTACAGATGAGTGAATAGATTTATTTAGCCTTATTGTATGGAAGTTTATATAATAGTAAAGGGCTGGGGGAACAAATGTCCCGCCAGCCCAGTAACCTTCGATACAACGCCGTTTCTGTTCGCGTCAAAATGTTTTATAATCTATTGATAGAGGATGATACTCAGGGACTTCTTTTATTATAAAGTCTCTGTTATTGAACATAGTCTGGTGATGGTGGAGTATATGGGGGCGTCCTATCTACATTAACCATCGCAGTGTCAGAAAGAATTATCATATTAGCTGCAGAAACAGCATTCTTAACTGCTTGTGTAACTACCATAGTTGGATCAATAATACCAGCTGCTTTTAAATCTTTATACTCAAAGCTTTTAGCATCGAATCCAAAACTAGTGTCCGTAGATGCCTCTAATGTAGCAAGTACCATATCTGGACTCTTACCCGCATTAAAAACTATACGTCTAAGTGGCTCTTTTATAGCATTAACGTATGCTTTTGTTATAGGATCATCAGTAGTTATCTTAGATGAAGCATAAAGAAGTGCAGTACCACCTCCGGGGAGATAACCTTCAACAATTGTTGCTGCAATAGCTTTAAGAGCATCTTCTACCCTATCTTTTTTCTCTTTTAATTCTGTTTCTGTAGCAGCCCCAACATTAATAATTTCTACTTTAGCTTTAAGATCCGCAAGTCTTTTCTGATACTGTTGTAAAAGATAAGGATTATCAGAATCTTGGAGCATTTTAGAGTTTATTAACTGAACTCTTTGGTCAACCTTATCAGCGTTTTTATCTGGATTAATAAATACAGTCTTATCTTTAGAGATAACTACCTTTTCTGCAGAACCAAAATTAATAGGGGAAACATCAAGGGTTGCTCTAGAGGCATCTGTTGTTGTAAATATAGTAGAAGAGGTTATAGCTGCAAGATCTTGAAGCAGTTCCGCTCTATTTTCTCCATAAGAAGGAGCTTCTACAGCAACTACGGATATTCTTTGTTGTAACTTATTAATTATAAGGAGCTGTAGAGCTTGACCATCAATAGCATCAGCAATAATAAGGAGCGGCTTTCTACGAGATGCTGCATACTCCAAAATTGGGATTACTTCATCTGTGTGTCTAAGCTTATTATCAGTAATAAATATAAGGGGGTTTTCTAAAACTGCTTCTCCTTTAGCGGAATCTGTAATAAAATAAGGGGAAGCATAACCTTTAGATATAGATACTCCAGGTACAGCCTCAAGATAAGTATTACCTGTCTTAGATTCTCCCATAGACACTAAACCATCTGTACCAACATACTCATAAGCAGAAAGAATGAGGACACCAATGTCAGAATCATTATTAGCAGATATAGTAGCCACATCATAAATATCTTGTGGCTTAAGTTCTCCAGTAGATAACTTATTAAGCTGTACAATAGTCTGGTGTTTTAAAGTCTCAAAGACTCTTTTAATTTCTATGGGCTGATAACCAACAGAAATAAGTTTAAATGCCTCTTGTACTAAAGCCGAAGCAATAACAGTTGAGGTAGTAGTGCCATCTCCAGCAGTAGAAGCAGTTTTAGCAGCAGCTTGCTTAAGAATATCCACAGCTAAGTTCTCAACTGGGTCTTCTAAAGCTATATGTTTAGCAACTGTTACACCATCTTTAGTTACAGTAGTTGCTCCATAGGGAGTTTCGATTATTACATTCTTACCCATTGGTCCTAATGTAGATCCAACAGCATTAGAAATTTTTTCTACACCTTTAAGTAATTTTTCTCTTGTTTCTTCTTTAAACGTAACTTGTTTAGTTGGCGTCATTTTGTAAATCTTTTAATTTGTCCAAATTAAGGGGTGAATTTTTATACCAAGTATTAGGATGATGATTCTTAACGTGAGTAAGTAGGTTCATCTTTAAATTAGATGTCATAGAATCAACATAAGTATCCATTTTATGGAATTCATCCTGTGGTATTGTTACAGAAAGCTCTTGCTCGTATGGCCAAAGCTCAT